GCTTAAACCTAAAGCACCAAGACCAAGTCTACCGTAACTTAAAGCTCCATCTTTTACACCGCCTTTTCTAAACATGTTACCTATACCACCTAGAAAACCATCACCACTTTTTATTTTATTAAAAAAATTTAAACCTTTTGCTTTACTAGCACCACCAAGACCACTAAAAAAGTTTCCATATGTGCTACCAGCTCCAAAACCTGTTGTTCCACCAAAGGCAGCTGGAGCAAAATAAGCGCCGGCTGCTAATAATGCTGCTTTACCTAATTTACTTTTAGTAACTTTTTTAACTGCTTTTTTAGCTTTTCTAAAAACTTTTTTAAAAAAGTATGATGGTATTCCTGTTTGATTAATAGGTTCTCCAGCACCTCCAAATGCTTTTAATAATGCTGCTTCATCTTCATTAATGTAGGCTAGTGACTCTCCTGGAAGCGCCATCTTTTCAGCATCATCTACTGTTACTTCTCCACCTTCAGAAAATCTTTGCATAGCTCCTGTCATATTAAAAGGGTTTTCCCCAAATTTCATAGCTTCTCTTCCTTCTAGTGCTGCATATAAATCAAAATCACTTTTTGTGCCTTCAATATCAGAAGGTACATTTATAGGTTTTTTTAAAATTGGAAGTATCGGATTATTGTCGCCGCCTCCACCTGATGGTGGCCCTTTAGGTCCAATATTACCTGTTATTGTATTATAAGAATTTCTCATTGGATTATTAACAGGTCCAAAATATTGACTACCAATTCCTTGACCATAACCGCTAGTTAATAAACCTGTAACATCAGAAGCTATTTGTTTATCTTTTTCATATTGATTTTTTATTTCTCTGTCTATAGCAAATTTACTAAGTTGATTTGGATTAAAAAGAAAATTTGCTCCTCTTGCAAAATTGGTTTTAGTTTTACTTGGTGAATACTTATAGTCATCAGTTGGACTTCTAGTTGGTCCTTTAGGTCCTCTATTTATAGTAGCAAAATTTCCTCCAGAACCACCATCACCACCAGAATTGCCACCGCTATAACCACTGCCAACACCAGCTGCTTCAGATAAACTTTCAGAAACAGAACCTGGACCAGCTCCAAAATCAACGTAACTTTTAATACCTGTACCGTTTACATCTATACCAGCACCGCCCATTTTTTTTAAAAGTTTAGCTTCTTTTTTATTTATATAAGCTAGTTTTTCACCCTTAGGGGCTATACTATTTAATAATCGTTTTGCTGTTTGTGCTCTGGTTATGCTCATAGTTTTAAATAAGTTGTAAATAAGGCAGGAATAAAACCTGAATTATTACTTTACTTGGTTTCTCCAAACAAATCAAGGCTTGGCATAATAACTTTAACATCTCTTCTAATGTCCTCTTCTTTTACGCCTTTTTCCTTCCATTCTTCATCATTTTTATATACCTCACCAGTTTTAAGGTTCGATATGGTTTCTATAATCTTTTCCGGATATAATGTTTTCATTTTTCTCCTATGTTCTATCAAATTCTAATATTGCAACTGTTCCTTCAAAAACATCAGCCGTAGCTGCTTGCAGTTGTAGTTTGTCACTTTCTTCTAATATAATAGTTCCGTCAGCTATTGACTTTGAGTTACCACTATTTACAGTGTGTTCTGCAAATTGAAAACTAGTCGTTGCAGAGTTATCATATATAAAAGCTTTTATCTCTACATTACCTGCTCCAACATTAGCCGTATGTATATTTTGTACAATAGCTCTTGAGTTAGAAGGACAAGTATAAATGTCTGTCTTGTTAGTTGAGTTTAAATCAAATTGTGCGTTCTTATATCTATTGGCCACTGCTTCCCCCTGTACTAAACCATGTTAATCTTTGTTGCTCTTCTCTTAAGTCTTGTTGAAAAGTAGAATTTAATTTTTGTACTAATCCATCAAGGTCTCTAATCAATGCATCAGCTACATTTTGATTATAATCTTTACTAGGCCTTGTAAATACTAAAGTTATTTTTGCCATTATCTTCTACCGTCTGGTTGTATATCTAACCTAAAGCCACCTAATTTCCAACTTTGTGAACTTCCTGTGTTAGCAACTTTTAAAGCAACCGACCTTGCTCTTGCTCTTGTATCTATTTTAGTTGTAGTTGAACTAATTGTAAAGGGTCCAAGTGGAGAACTTGCTTGACTATTATTTGGATAATCTCTTAAATTTAAAGTGATTTGTGTGTTACCTGTTTGAGCTAAAAAGTCTGGTATAAATCTTCTTATCTTCATGAGAAATTCACCATCTCCGTCAAGACCTCTTCTTTGATCAATATCATAATCTCCTGATTGTATGTTTGAAGCTATAGTTGTTGTTGCAGAAGATTTAACTTGATCTGTCCCTGTTTCGTGTTGATAGTATGTTGTAGCTCCTTCAGTATTTCCAACAACATCATAAGATGTTCCTGACGCATTAAATGAAGTTGCATGAGGTAAACCAAATACAGATGAGTCAACCCAAGTTGTTCTAGCTAAAGATCCTGTTGTCCATATAGGTCTTTGTGCAGATGACTCCATGTAATTATAAGTTACAGATCTATTAACTACTTCTGAAGATTGAGTAGGATAGAACCAATTAATTTCTCCAAACAAATTATTTAAACCTACGTTTATAAGTTGTGATGCTGTTGTGTTAATATCATCATAAACATAATCTTCTACTAAACAAACCATTGTTTCTAAATTACCAGAGTATTTAAAGAATCCATTTTCTGACATCCAATAAGCTGCACCATCTACTTCTAATGCTGCGTTCATACCAATCAATCCACAGTTTGTACCAACTTGTGCAAAAGCAAAAGTAAAAGGAGCACCTACAAATCGCATTGTAAATAATGAAGTATCTGTCCAAATATAAGTTGCATCTCTACCTCTAACAGCTCCTATGATCCGTGATCCATCGGCCAGTCTCTGTGTACCAGCAGTATTAACAGCAGTAGGTTCATAAACATTAATATTCTCTTGATCAGAAAATCTAATAAACATTTCATCTTGTGTTGATTGATCACCAATCGTTGTTTCTGTACCAAAGAATACTAAGTGTCGATCTGGTGTAGATACTAACATATCACGTGACGCTGTTGGTGCGCCAGATATAATGGTTGCTCTTGTTGCTACCGCATTAGCTGCGTTTGAATTCCATTCAAATACTTGTCCGTTATGAATTAAAGAAATAACATTATCACCGAAGTTATCAATTGACCATAGACCTGGATCTATAACTAAGTCTCCAGATGCTGCTTCACCCCATGCTACATAATCGGATGAGTTTGTAACTGCTACACCATTGCTGTGTATTGCTGCGGTTGTATTTCTTACACCTCTTGTAACACCTGTTAATTGATTACCTGTAATACCAGTGTAGGATATTTCTTCTGATCCTATTTGAACAAAGTTTGTTCCTGATGATGGAAATAAAGATGCGTCTGTTAAAACAATTGTAGTTGTTGAAGCATTAATACCACCATTCAAAGTTGTGATAGCTTCTCCAGATACTGTTCCGCCCCATTGGCCTAGTCCGTAACCAAAACCTGGCGCTTGTTCTGCTGGTCCTACACTATAATAAGCTTGAACTCTAATACCACCAGATGTTGTAGCACCTGATCCTGTTTCATTTGATGGCATAGTAATAGTAACTGCTGTAGAAGATACAACAGTTGTTACCATAAACTTTTTATCATCAAAATCTGCTGCTGAATAATTTGAGTTTGTAATAGCTGTAAAATTATCTAAGAATATAATATCACCTTGAACTAAACCATGGTCACCACTAAATGTTATTGTAACAACAGCAGATCCATTCGTTGTAGAAAAAGTATTAGATAAAGATGTTGTTGTTCTAATCGGATGTATGTCATAAAATACACCTCCTGTGTAAGCATATAAAATTCTGTTTGTACCAATGATTGAAAATTTATTCCCTGATTTATTAACAATATGATGCATAGCTCTCGCTGCACCCGTCATATCATTCTCACCTAACTGTGCCCAGCCGCCTATCTTTTCAGGAGTATTGTACCTAAATCGTACATTGTCACCATCAACCCATTGGCCTTCAGCTTGTGTAGGTGTTAGTTGTTTATTGAATCCAGGCAAAAAGTTTAGTTTTTGTAACATATGTCTCTCAGATTATATTAGATTGCGCTGATTATCAACGAGTTTTGGGTATACCCAATAGTGGTCTTTTATCATACAAATTAGATTTTGCAAAGGGTCCATTTGCATGATTGTAGTGAAGAAACACTTGACCACATAATCTGCCTTGAAAAGGTTCTCTCCAATGCTCTAATTCACAACCAGAATAGATAAGCATATCACCAGGTTTTAAATTAACTTGTGTACCCTTAGGTGCATCAGGTTTCATAACACCTTCGTATTCGTCAACAACATTATTAGATCCTGTTGGATCAATAAATATAGGCCATAGATCACCACCTAAATTAATTGTTGTTGATATTTCGCAACTAGGTCTATCCTTATGTCTATTTAATATATTACCTGTTCTGTATAATCTTGTGTAAGAATAGGTGGGTATTAAATCTAATCCTGTTTTAGCTTTCATTACAGGTATAGTTTTAATCAGTAATGTTTCCATAAATCTATCTGCATATTTAGCATAAGATCCGGGTACTTGTTTATCTTTAAAATCTCCTATTAAAGGATTTTTTTCATGAGTAACACCATTTTGTAACATCCAATGATCTGCTTCTGCTGATATTTGTAAATAGTTATAACCCACATTAGCTAACTCTTTTGATATAGCTTGACGAATAACTTGATATTTATTTTTTTTAAACATATTTATCTTTTACTTTTTCGTACCAAGGAGGCATAATTTGATCTATCATACCATCTTTGTTTCTTCTTATTTGTAAATCTTTACCTAACTTAAATAAAGCTCTTATCTCATCATCTGATTTAAGTTCTCTACCTTCAGGTTTATAATTAGGATCATAGCTATTTATTATTATAGGTATTTCTTTATACCCTAAAATTTTTGCTATAGTCATTCTATTGTTTCCAACAATCACTTTAATTTTTTTACCATAATCATGTCCGTACTCTGCATATACAGGATCAATCATACCGTGTTTTTTCATTGAATTTAAAAGAGATTCTTTAAATTTAATTTCTTCTTTATGAAACTCAGGTCTATCAATATATTCAATTTCTTCTATAGGTAGTTTAGTATAAACCATCATACTTGTATAAAATTAAAAGACACAGATATTCTCCAATTCTTTTCACCTTTTTCTGTATTCATATTTAAATCAACACCATGGGGTTGCCATGATGGAAAGAATATCATTCTACCTTCAACAGCTTCATAAGCACATATTCTCCACAACTGTTCAGGTATGTTATCTTTTTTTCTTGGCATATATGTATTAGGTCCTGGTCGAGGGTCTTCTAAAAATAATTTTCCAGAATTTTTTGGCACTTTAATATAATATACACCTGACCACAATGAGTTAGGATGAGTATGTGTTTTGTTATAACTATAAGTAGGGCTAACATTTGCCCACATATTACCTAATCCTAATTTAGGTTGAATAAAATAATCTCTGTTACACTCTTCTGCCATTTTAAATAATTCTTGTGTAAGTGGATCAAATTCTTTTTTTAAATTCATATCGGTTTTACTATGCCAACCAAAACCTGAGTTAGTTTTATTTTCACCTTCAGGATCAGCTTTCTTCCAAGCCTTAATATGTTTAAATAAATATTTATTTAATTCTTTTGCGTTCGGTAAATCTCTAAAATATATAGGGGTTGGAAATAAAAGTTTTCTTTGTATTTGACTCATTTAAAGGGTGTTCCGCCAAACCACATGACTAAGGATCTTCTCATGCCTTTAGTTACTGGTGCAACTCTATGTCTAATAAAGCTTGCAAAGAATATAGCTTGGCCTTGTTTAAGAGCAGGCATTTTATTTTTTTCCATAAACTCTAGATGTCCACCTTTAAAAGTAGAGGGGTCAGATAATAATATTGTCATTGATATTTTTCTAACCGGTGGTTCATGTGTTCCATTAATATCTAAATCTATATGCCAATCATAAAAACCACCTTTAGGATATTCTGTAAATTGAGCTGGTTCGGTTATCTTCATATTCTCAAAACCAAAATGATTTAAATTGGTTGCTTGCATAGTGGCTTCAACTTGAGAATACATCTCAGGCATTTCTTTAAAAGGAATCCAAGATATTGTTGTAGTTCTTTTTTTAATATCAACTCCACCACCTGGTTTATTCATACCTACTTG